TGACCCACTGACATTTATTTTTAATAATAGGCTTTTTCCTAATTGTGCCGCCATATCTTTCTCCTTTTTTAGCTATCTGATACAACGACACGAAATCGCATGATACCATGTCGAGTAATTCCATCATCTTCTAACAATACTGTCTGAAACTCATGTCTCAGTGTAATTGCTGAAGCTCCACTTACACTTATAGCAAAATCATTTAGCAAAGTATATATTTGTTCCATAATTTCTTTCACGTCCCTCATTCCCCTGTATTGTGACCATACATGAATGGTTTGTGTGTATTCATGCATATCCTTATCTTTTGTGCCTATGTTGGTCGCTGTTTCTTCACCTATTACCACATAAGGATACGCTGTCCCTTCTGGCACATCGTCAAAAACTCCTGTTATAGCTTGGTCATTTTCGTCTACAATACTACCACCATTCAAGCGACTGAATAAAGATTTCTGTAATTCAAAACTGTATAATGCCATTATAACTTTAACTCACTTAGTTTACGTCTGATCTTTGGTCTATTTTCTTCTAACGCAGGTTGCATAAAAGGTCTTGCCGCCATCTTGCTCGTACCAAATTCTAAAGCCGCACTGTAATCTGCATTGCTTTCAACACTCGCACCCAATCTGTCTACGTCAATTTTTAAATTAATATTCTGCACTAGAAAACCTGTATCTGTTGCAGGCGGTTGACCTGCGGCTGATGCCGTGTGTGTTCTTCTTGGTGTATATTTTTGATACACCCTGCCATTCTTTGAACCCTGTTGGATACTTGTCACGGCTGTATTTCTGACCATGTTACCTGCCTGACCAATCAAACGAATAGCTTTTTTTCTGTAGCTCTCTGTGATCTTGTTGAAGTTTGTCTCTCTTCTCTTTATTGATACGGATACTCTTGTCATGGGGTCGCAACACCTTCTTCACAAAGCATTTCTAAATATCTGTCTCTTGTGCCTAAGTTAAGTATTCTGTTTATTTTAAATATTCTACTGTCTGCGGAATAATTTATTCTGTGTTTTGTAGTAACATCACTTCTATAGCGTATTGTAATCTTGTGAGTGCTGACCCCTTCAATCTGATCGCCATAGAGCCTTAAATTTCCCCCTACAGGCTCAATACTGCCCATTACAGTAGCCAAAGTGCTATAAGTACGTCTTGCACCCCCTGCACTGTCATTTGATCGGCTCTGGGCTTGTATTGTAAGACTGTGACGCATTTTGCCAATAGGCATCAATAAGTTCTCCCATACATACTGACTCCATACCTGTCTATCTTGTAAGGTTGTAGCAAAGATTTAAGCATAGCAGGTGGTTCTACTGTTTTTGCTTCTGTATCGCCTCTGTGTTCATAAAGGTGAGCCACATACTGCAACACCGCCATTCTAATTGGCTCTGGTATATCTGACCTACTTGTACCATATCCAGAAACATACTGAACTTCTAAGCCATTGGCTTTTCTTATGTCTGTAGGCCATGAGCCGTCATCTCTTAAAACTATCCTCGCAGGTTGTCTTATATTGTCTACATAATAGTTAGATGTAGCCCAAGTTGTAACGCTATCATCATCTGCATAATATTTCACATGGGTTACAGAACTTGTAGGCGGTCTGGGGAGTTCTATAAAATTGTTTTTTGGCATACGAAAAAACCCTGTATAAAAACCTTCTTTCAGAGGCACATCTGTTTCACTGACAGAATCTAAAAATAACTGATAAGTAGTGTTAATCAGTGTTCTGTTCAAATATTCCTCCACCCATTCTCTTGCTGATATAACAAGGTTTTGAATAAGTGTGGTATCTACCCCTGTGTCCGTTCTAAGGTATGCAATAGTTTCTGCATCTGTTGTCGGCTCAATGCTTGGTGCAGTATGTACTTTCAAACCACTCATTCTGTCACCTCATCTGGAAAATCATATATTGGAGCTTTACCAGTAGGATTTCCCTTTTCGTCAACTGGATTATCAAATAATTTTTTAAATGCCGCTAAATCAGAACAAGCATTGATTTTATCTTCAATAGTTTTTGATGCTGTCCTAACTGCCGTTCTGTATGTCGTTATGTTACTGGGTATTGCTGTATCCGCTTCTGATTTTCTTGTGACGTACCAATCAGTTGATTGTAGTCTTCCGTTTGCTGAAGCTTTTGTCCTTTCCACCCAAATGCTTTTCAATCCCTTATTGATAATTTGGTTTCCGTCTTCATCTTTTAAAAGATTTCCTGCATGATCTTTTGCATCTTCGTCAGCTATTTTTTTTTCAATCAAAGTTTTGCCATCAGATGACCAACCCCAATAAAAGGTACTATCAAAAGGTTTCTCATCTTCCCACCAGACAACACCCATTTTTGCCTTTGTATCTGCATCCCATATAATCCAGTTAGGAGGTTGTGTTAAACCATCATCTGTTTTCCAACTTTGTCCTGCTGATAATGTTTTTGTGCCATATTTCCAAACCATTTTCTTCTCCTATCTTGCATTGGCATATTTAAAAGGCTGTTCAGCAAATGCCCAATAAATGTATGTTCCACCGTTTGCATTTTGGTTCGCATTGGACACTATTACTTTAAAGCCATTACTGACAAAATCTGCCCGATCAGCCGCAGTATTTTCAATATCAGTAAGATCTGCAAACAAATACTTTCCAACTGGATTAATTACATCTCTTTTAATGTCTGCAATAAACCAACTACCTGTGCTATCAGTTCTTTTGAAAATAACCCACGCAGGTCTAAATCCTGTGAAAACGAATGGGCCGTCTGTGCTTCCATTGCCAGTATAGGAACTAAACTTTGAGTAGCCCTCAATTTCTGCAAAACAATATGCTATTATAGCATCACTGCTTCCATTCACTTGATTAGACGTTCCAACAGTGAATACACTTGATGTTGGTGCTGTGTCATTCCATCTTGTGTTAGAATCTACTGTAGCATTGGTAAGGTCAAGCTGTAAGGTTTCTGTTTCTGGTGCGGCTGTATTTGCACCATGATATACATTCCAACTTGCAGTATCCGTTCTGTTTTTAACAATAATCAATTTTGGGGTCGCACCTAAGCCATGCCCAACAGTAGTCGCTGAACCTGTACCTGTAAAACTGACAATACTAAACCCTGCTTCTTGATTAACAGATATAGTTGAAGATGTTGAACCATCTGAATTGCTTGCTGTTGCGTTTCCTGCTAACCAAGACCACCCCACATAAGTCTGACCAGTTGCATTGGTATAAGCCGCATTTGTAATACCTGTTGCTACAGTAAATTCATCAGCATCGACTGCCGTTACATCACCAAGATGACCTCCTGAAGTATCCCCTTCTGCGGCTGATGAATTGATAGATAAATCTTTATTTGCACCAAAAGTTCTAACAGCATCATATGTGACATGAGGTTGTGTAGAAGTTCTTGCTTTTACCCAGACCCAATCTGGTTGAAATCCAACACCCGTAATGTCTTGCGTTCCATCATTACCCGGCCAAAGATTAGTGTTAAAATAATTAGCTGGTTTTTCTCCGTTCAATGGACTGATAGATGGTTCTGCCAAATTCGCGGCACACATAGCTAAAAATCCAGATGGCGGTGTGTAGAAAAAATCACCATGTCCATTCTCATCTGCATTGTTTTGTGGTGTTTTATTAGTGTTAAATGAACTATCTGATCCAAAATTAAACATGGCTACTTCATTCCCTGCTGAATTTGCGGAAGTCAAAAAGGGTACAATGGTTGTAAATCCTTTACTTGACCAATCTGTATCTGTTTCAATAGCTGAGTTATTTTTACGAAAAGTTATTGTTTCCGCGTCAACATCAACCGCAACACTAATAATATCACCCACCCCCCAAGTGGTTGCTTGATGTCCAAAATTAGCTTGCTCGTTATTGTTTGGATTGTCTGCGTCTGCTATGCCTATCCCAAGTTTATTATTACTTGATGCGGAAGAAATGTGATATACTTCATAGTACCATTTACCTGATGAAACTCCAAACGTACCAAACGCTTCTTCATTATCTGCAAGGGTAATTTTTGTATCACCTATTGAAAAGTCTGCTGTTCCAGTATTGCTAGGTGCTATTGGATTCATGGTACAAAAATTATTTGTTGGTGTATCAGGAAGATTTGTGTCTGCCGCATTGACAGCACTTGTAGTAAAGTGATGCCCATTTCCACTGCTATCTGCACCTCTTGTTGACGCAGACGGAGTGCCACTTCCAGTTTGATTAAACTTTAAATAAAATCCATTTGTGCCATAAGAACCAGTATATGATTTTGGAATCCAAACACCTTGTTTTGTTTCACCAAATGAATCTGCTGTTAGTTGTGTGCCATCAATAAAATGTGTTTCTGCCATATATGCATCTAAATATCTTGTGTTTGAAAAGCCTCTTTTACCAATGTAATGTGTTGAAGCCGCATTAATGTTACTGTCAACATTAGCAAATGTATTATCTGTGGAAAAGTCTGTTTGCAGTGTGCCATTTATATACATCTTTACTTTGTCATTATTTGTGGATTGCGTTAAATCTATAGCAAACACTAAATGATAAAATTGACTAACATCTCTTAATAATGCGGTTGTGTCCTTTAAATCTCTGTCATTAGAAACTTCATTTTCAAATCTTAATGCTTTACTCTGCAACCCAATCTCAGTTTTATTTTCTGCATCTGCTCCTGCCGTAAAAAAAGAAACACTGTTTGACCCTGAGTTTAACTTTGTCCATGTTGAAAATGTAAATACTTTTCTATTACCTGCACCTGAAAATGTTTTTTCCATACATGATGATTGGTCTGAATTAAAACGGCATGATGAATTTATCTCATAAGGATAAAACCCAGTATCCCCAAAGAAAAAATTTGATGCACCAAATGGCCCTGACATTAACTGAATGCTTTCTGTGGTGTTCCTAATAAAATCCTACTTGATGCCGCTACAACGTAAGGAACAATATCTGTTGCTGATGCCGCACTTGACAAACTTAATCCTGACCCTCCTGCGGTTTCATAATCCCCATGCAAGGCAACTGTCCTTCCTCCTGTGCCATCTTGGATAAATACAATAAACCCTGATTGACCAACTTGTTCGTTTGAGGCTGTGAGAGAATCAATGTTACCTGTAAGGGTAAGAACAAAGTTTTGTTTGGTTGCGAAATCCAAATCAACAGTTCCTGAGTTGCTTGTGTCTGTATCTGTTGTAGCAATCGCTGTGCCTGTAACTGTCACACCATTGGCGGTTGTTTCTATTTTTTTGACGTTGTTGTGGTATAACTCTACCGCACCATCATCAATAAACTTTGCCATTGTTTCACTTGTGCCTTCAATATCAATTTGAGAGCCACCAATTTTTAAATTACCTGTGCCGCTATCTGTAATATAACTGTCTGAGCCATCATGATAAATTAACAAATCTTGTGATGCACCAAACTGTAATCTGTCATCTGTTGCACTTCCACTATCACCAAACTGAATAAGCTGTCCATTAGTGTCTAGTGTGCCGCCTAATTGTGGAGTTGTGTCTACTACCACATTAAGGTTTGTTGGAACTGCGGTATCTGCGCTTTGATCTGTGGTAAACAAACTGATGTAAGCATCTGCATCTTCATTTCTGAGCTTGAGAATATTGTCCCCAGTATCGTAATAAAGTGAACCTGCAAAGGCTACGTTTGTTGCATCTGGGTCTGATGACCCTGCAAAATTTGTATAAATATCTTGAAGCGTTTGATTAAGTTCTGTTCTAAATGAAGGAAAAGATTGGTTTGCTATTGTAATTGTTGCGTTATTCTGTGTCATGTTTTCTCCTTATGCCGCTACTTCACCATGTCCTTGTGCTACAAAATCAAAAGTTCTATCCACATCTGTGCCACTAGAATTTTTAAACGTAATAGTAAATCCACTAACTGATTTACTTGTTATAACATAGAAGTCACCTGTGGACAAGTTTTGTGCTGATATACCAATACCTCCCAACTCCTTAAATGCAGGACTAAATGTGATAGCTTTTGACCCTGCACCGCTTGCAATATCTCCTTGTGATATTACCCTGTCTTCCATATCTATTGCCACAGATAATGCTGATATAACTGGTGATGCCTGTGTATCCGTTGTTGTAAGTATGGCTTTAAACTTCAACCCTCTACCTTTGTAATCTCCTGCAATGAGTTTTCTGAATGCTGTAAATGTAGGGCTACCACTGCTTGGGTTATCCTCTGTTGTTGCTATTTGTATTTCTACGTTAGTATCATCAAACGCTTGCACATCACCATCAAATGTACCAGTTCTGTCATCAAAATTTCCAGATGCTGAATCAAATAAGTTTACATAATCAACCCTTGTTACCGTTAAACTTGGTACAATTCTGCTTGTATATACCGCAGTCAGATCAATTACTGCATCAAATTCATACGTGCCACTTGTAACTATTGTTCCTGCACCACCGTCAAACAGACCTTCTGCATCGTCAAAGTTTCCTGTCGCACTATCAAACAAGGTGCTTGTATTTAAAACCAAGTTTCCTTCACTATTGACTGAGCAGTTTGTTTTTGTACCGTTAAAATTTGGACTTTGTGTTGTAGATGTAACTGCGTTGTAGCCTTTTATTTCTTCAATTATTGCAACCGAACTAGCGGCATTTTCTGATGACAAGCCTGACTTATCTACAGATTTAATAAAGTATGTGCCAGTTAGGGCAGGAACAATCACTGTATTTGCAGGGCGAGAAACTTTGTCAATCAAAGTTATTGAATTAGAATATGTATTCTCCGCACCGCTTGTCCTTGAATTATGCCTAATAACATAATGGGAAAGATCAAGGTCAGTAACAGGTGTCCAGCTTAGATGAGCTTCTGTTTTTATTATGTTTACAGAGAAATTAGTTACATCCGCAGGTGGTGCAGTTTGACCAACTATCGTGTGTGTTCCTGTGGTAAATGCACTTCTTACCCCTATTGAAGAGATCATTCTTGCCCTGACATCATACGTTACTTCATCTTTTGCGTTTCTAAATTCAAATCTATCACTATTCGAAACACCCAAACTGATAAAATCTGTGTCTGTTGACTCCTTTACCTGTACTTCAAATTGATTTGCATAGATAGAAGTAGATGTTGGCTTCGCCACTAATACTGAAATTATTTGCTCATTGTTCAACTGTATTTCATCAGATAACTCAAGACCCACTGTGGGAAGTGTAAAGGGGTCTGGCAAGTTTGTGTTATCATTCACAAAGGCTTGTTCCTCTGCGTTCCAATCATAAACACTAGAAGCAAGCTCCATACAACTCAGATTAATACCTAAACCATCATTATTTGCTTGTAACCCCCAACTAATCACCTCAAAAACTTTATTGGTAAATCCATATTTTGCAGACGTAAATTGAAACGTATCTCCCACCGCTAATTGAAAGCCTTTTAAATTTGTCGTGATGTCTAAAGCAACTTCTTGTCTTGATCGAAATAAAGCTATCTTGGCTAATCTTTGAGCCATAGGAGATGACGTTGTGAAAGGCAGATCGTAAGATGCGTAAATTCTTGAACCATCTTCCGTTTCAAATGTAGAAGATGTTATGGCAGGATATTCCGTAGACACATAATTGGTTTCTGAAGGTGCAAAAACCCCTTTTATTGCGTTGAATCTTTCTGATCTTGAGCGTTTTGTTGTTACCTGTACATCTCCAATAAGCTCATCCTCTGTAATTGTAACAGATGGCGATACAAATTTTGCCACTTTAAGATCAAATTTTCCATTAGTGTATGTCACACTGCCACCACAACTTGTTAAAATCTTGTTAAGAGTATCTTTAACTGCAACATTGGAATAGACCACACCATGAGCCTCATATGTTTCTTCTGTTCCCCCTCCTGCCAAAGTTATATTCTCATCACAAATGTTTGCGGCTGTCGTTATTGCGGTATCATTTATTTCTGAGGATGCCGCACCCAAACCAAATTTTGTATCTGTCAAAAAATCTCTAACAACCAATGCCGCATTTGATTTGAAAGAGGTTGAGCTATCTCTGGGGTCAAATATTTTCTTACCCTGCACTAAGGCTGTAATCTCTGGGATACCATTAGCAAAAGCGTCTTGATCATACTCTAGCCGCACGTATAAATATGCAATACCACTTAACTTGTGAGCATTTGACCAACTACTGGACTCCGCTACAAGGTTTGCATCAGCCGCTTGTCCATCTGTACCTAAGTGCGTATATACTTTTGCTTTGCCATTATATCTAGCAGGAGCAGTAACAGCATTTGTAGATATTGTAAGTTCTTCTCCGTCAAAATATACTTTGCTGATTGCATTGATCTCATGAGAGGCAAGCACAATAATTAAATGTAAAAACTTGTCATTTTCTGTTGACTCTGCATGGGCTATCAAACCACCCACTCTTACAGTTCCATAAATTAAATTTCTTGCCGCAGTTGTTTCATTAAAATTAACAAGCCTCCCCTCTGCTTCACTACCAAAGTCTCTTAAATTAGGTGTGTTAGGTGTGCTTAAAGTTTGTATAGCCGCATTAGTTACTGCATATGCCGCTACCTTCCTAAATAGATGCATTGGGTTTGCAAAACTCGCTCCACCCATAGTAAAAGCCAAAAATGTGGCAGTGATAATGTTGTCTGGTGTGAATATTGCTCTTGCGGTACGTTCTACCCATCTTTTAAATTTACCAAAATTCAAGCCCATTACGACTTACCCCCACCCCACTCAATCTTTTTGTCTCTAAGTTTTGCGAGATTATTAAAACCCAAATCATCAGGAAAATCTATTTGCTGATCTTCTTTTGTAAATTTTCTAGTCTTTGCTCTCTCTAACGCTATAAGTCTACTTTCAAGCTGTACGTTAATTATGTGAGCATCTTGGTTTTCTTGTATTGTGAGAACATCCATCTGACCGCCAAAAATTATATAAGGGTCTGCAACCACAGCTCTGCTTGAATCTAAAGCACCAAGGAATACATTACCTGCTCTTCCTTGATAATTATTGTTGAGAGCCGCACTAATTAGATCGGATGGAATACCTGACATCGACACATTACAGGTTGTCGCTTTTATTTCCTGTGTTTCTTCTATAGGTGATACACCAATTAAATTACCTAAACCAAAGTAGTCTACACCGCCAAAAGTTATTGTGCCTGTTCCTACCCAAGCATTAACTGGGTCACCTTCAAAGTCTAAACTTACAGCTAAAAAAGGCTTGAGGTTTGCCGCTATAAATTGATTATTAAGGGCTGTGGTTAGACCTCTTGCCATTTGTTAGCCTTTTTTCTTTTTGGCTTTCTTTACCTCTGTTGGTGCAACAACTTTTGTTTCTTGTGCCATACCTGCATCAATGAGCTGTTGTGCTAATTCTTTTTGCCAAGTTTCTTCTGTGGGAAGTTCATCACCAACGTGATACTGTTTGCTTTTCCCAATGCCTTGAGGATTTGTAGCAACTTTCACTGGCACTATTATTTTTACCGACATTATCTAAGTCCTTGTTTTTATTACATAAATCCCAGGAGTTATCACCCCCCAACTTAATTGTCAGGGGGTAATTTTATTAAGCGTTGTGTGCAGTTATATCATTTGATGAAGAATGAATTGCATTACCTTTAATCACAAACATGGATAGAATTGTTCCATTTGAATGAGTTCCAGTTTTTTCAATCACTCCTCTGATATATCTTTTGCCGCCAACATATCCAACTAAAGACACCAGACCTGCGGAGTCAGGGTCACCCCCTGCTGTTCCATCCATCTTCAACCAAATACCACCAGAGGCAATCGTGCCATTTGTGATATCTGCTTGAGCAACATCTGTGTAAGTTGAATCGTCATCACTATGCTCAAGACTTATTTCAAAGAATACAGAGCCAGATAATGTATCGCCCTCTGCACCTGTGATAATCCCTAAAGCCGCACTCTCATAACCCTGTAAATCAACTCCTGTGCCATTTGCGGCCGCAGTTGTTGTTGTACCCTTATATGAAAGAGCTATTGCGATATTATTTGCTAAATCAAACATATACTATACCTCCTTTAAGCTGATACGTTTTGGATTCTGATAGCTTCTGGTAATACAACCTGACCACCCACACGCTTTCTGGCATAGTATCGTACTGTGCCTGTAGCCGCAGAACTGAATGGGTCACGCAATATGCTCAGATTTACCCTATCAACAATGGTGTACGCTTGTGCAAAATCACCAAACGCTACAGGCTTATTTCCTGCACCAACATCTGCCATATCAGGCATTTCAACATATGGGTGTCCTAGAATAGTATTTGGAACACCTGCTTGAAGCATCATACCTGCTTGGAACACATATTGACCTGCTGAGTCTTTAAGTTGACGTATCTCAGCAAGTGTATTCCTGTTAAACACAAATGTTGCATTTGTTGCGTAAGGGCTTTTGATTGCGTGAACCAGATCAATCAAACCATCTGCTTGTAGAGTGCTTGCATGACCTGTTTTGGTTGTGCCGACACTAGAGTTTGTAATGAAACCCTCTGGCTTTTGCACCATGTCACCAACCACAAAGGCATTGCCTTCTGCCTTCGCTAGCTGATTTGCAAATTCTGTCTGCATTTCAGCCTCAAGGTTTGTTGACGAATCTTCTAGCATTTGCTGTGAAATGTCCACTCTTGCATATAATTCATGTAGAGGGATTTGCTCTAGCTTAGTTGTATAGCCTTCAGTCTCTGACCTTGTACCAACTTCGCCCACAAATGATGCGGAAAAGGTTGCTGTTCTGCTAGGTATTTCGATTGCTTTAGCATCTGTAGTTCTGATTCTAGCAATCTGACGCATTGGTGAGATTTCAGTGAGTGTTTTAATTAGCTCATTGATATACTCGTTTGGTGCTAAATATCCTGCACCTGCATCATTGCTTACAGTTAGAGCTTTGATTTCCTCTGCACCCATATGTGCCTCACCTTTTCTAAGGTAAGAATCAAATGCTTTTAGAGAAGCATCTACTTGCTTTGCCTCAAGACCTACATCTGGACGCTTTAGCATGGTTTCAATGTTGTCCATTTTTTCATGGATTTGATTTAGGCTTTGCTTTTGCAAAGTAATCTCTTGGTTTAGGTCTTCTTGACCATCCATAGTTTCCTCAATCTTTTTGATTTTATCGGTAACTAATGGGTCAACTGAACCTTTCTTTTCTAACGCTTCAAGTCTTTGGTCATTGGTTGCCTTGAACTCTTCAAAGGCTTTAGCCATGTCCTCAACAGCGTTTTTGACTTCTTCAGTCATACTAGACTCCTTTAATTATTGAGGTTAATTCTTTTATTGCGTCAATCGCATTATGCGTTGCATCAACATCTCGCTGACTCAAAGCTTTATAAACGGCACTTGCCGCCTGTTTTGACTCGCTTCTTGAAAGACCACCCTCATCCCGAAAATGTGTCTCCCACTCACGAATCGTTCTGCTGTTACCCTTCACTGCTGAAATCCTTGCACTTTGGTTCATTGGAAACGTAACTGCTGAAATCTCCATTAATTCTACTTCTTTTAAA